CCTCTACCTAAAGCAGAAAATCCAGCGGTAATAACCCCAGTGATAGTTCCTGCAACAAGCGCACTGTCAAAAGCTGCGGCATGAGCTTCTTCTTTTACTCGTTGTTGACTCCAACCATCATCCCAATTGCCATCAACAAAATGTTCGTTTGTTAACTTGTCTTCCAATGTTTGATATACCGCACTGTAAGTGCCACCGCCTGACCTACTCGCAGCAGGTATGAACGTAGACGCAGTGATGTTCAGTCTTTTAGCTAAACGACTATTGAATGCGTTAACAGCTTTGACCGTTGCACCCTTTGACAATCCCTCTATTCCTGCTGCTTTTATGATCCTATCGGCAGCTTGATCGGCAGTTTCTTTACCCACTTGTCTAAGTGTGTTCTTGCCAATAGACTTAATCGCTGCCCTAGCTGTAACTGTAGCAGAAGATTTAGCAGCTATATATGTAGCGGATGCGGCACCACCAGCGACATTACCTACAGCGACAAGCCCTGCTGTAAGTAAAGCATCCGCCATCATAGGAGCTACTGCCTCCAGTATGTCTTGCCCCGAACCCATCTCCATCCCGAAGACGCGAGCTACTTCCCTACGGTGTGCATTTTCTTTTGCGATATCTAGTAGACCTTCTCTACCCCAGTCGGTATCCATTGCGGCCCCAACTCCGTAAACAATACCAGTAAGTCCGCCCCACACAGAACTCATTACCCCGCCAATCCTGTGTCCGATCCTACTGATATCGTGTTCAGTTTTGAAGTTTTCTAAGATCGTGGAATTACTTAGACCCTGTTGTCTTCCCTCGATAAGAGCTGCATTGATATCATCAGCAAAATCCTCATCACTTCTAAGTAGAGCAACTATCCGATCAAAGTCTTGCACGAGTGCAAGCTCTCTTTGTTTGTTGGCAGTTTCCCTAGCAACCCCCTCTACCCCTGCTTGATCTAGGGCTTTGTTAAAATTTACTGGATCAAGGAGTAAATCAGAAGCTACTAAAACTCCACTAAACCTAGTCTTATGGACGTTCTGCCCTAGCTCCCCTTCGTTGTCTGTAAACTTAGTGAACTGAGATATTTGTTGTTTAGCGTCTCCTTCAAATGCCAGCTCGATGGTAAGGTCATTTATAACATCATCGAGAACCTCTCCGCTGTAATCAGTTAGGCGAGAGAGTTCTTGAATAAGTCCTGCTTTAGTTCTCTCAGGTGCATCCGCATAAGTTTCCCTAAGTCTGTTTCTGGTTAGCTCCCTAAGATATTCTGCTTCTTTTTCATTATCACCTGTGATGTTCGCAAAAGTAGCGAGACCTCCTTTGAATAATTTATTGAATCCATCACTTAATCCGTGATTCAGTCTATCGCCAAAGTCCCAAGTTTTTCTATCGGCATATTCTTTTGCCAACCCAAGTAGCCTGACTTTAGCATCGGTTATTTTTCCAAAACCTTTATCAACGTCTCTCGTAATTAACCTTTCATCTTGGCTGAAGATTAGGTCTCTTATTTCTTGTTTGGCTAAGAAGCGTTCTTCAACTTCGTAGCGCATCAACCCATTGGCCTCGGCTAATTTTTCTCTCTTGTGGCGAAGATTAAATAAGTGTTCTGGTCTTACACCATACTTGGCAGCAGAATTTAGAAGGTCACCTTCTGACATTCCGTTAGGGATTCGTCCCCCCAAAAATATCTCATTGCCATCTTCGTCTTCATAGACAGCAGCATTTATTTCACCCCTCTTAATTAGCTCTTTAAATTTTTTCTCGTTAGTCTTACGGACTATCTCAGCAATCCCTATTTCCTGTGATGGGTCACCAAGACCTGAATCATAGGCAACTAAAGCTCCCCTATCTTCAGCAGATAGGAACTCCATGTTGAACTCATCATCCCCTAAAAGATCTTTTACTGACGTTCTAAGATCTCTTTTGTTAATAGAATTTAACTTAGCGTTAACCTCTTCTACATTTTCAGTAGTTACTAATTCGTTTAGTGATAACGCTTCGTTTAGGTTATAAGAAAGCTGACGCTCAATCCTTTCGTCATACTTGCCAGCATCAAGATACTCTTGTCTTAGATGTTTTACATACCTACCAAAACTTTCGACTTGATCGTCGTATGGGTTTTGGGCTGACCAATCGTCATACGAGGTCTCGATAAAATTGTTTGTTGTTGTGTCGCTTTGATCTGTCATAGCAGAAGCAGTTATGTAGGTTATGTATTAATCTAAATCGTTTAGTATACGCACACCGCGAATCGCGTCTCCCTGTTCTCTAAGTTTGCTGTCCTCCACGGCAGCTCTTTCGGAGGCTTCAAGTGCCTCTAAAATTTGTCTACCAGCCTCTGTATCCTCTGCGCCTACCGCTCGGATTGCCTCTCGTTGAGCACTTCTAACGATTGCGCTTAACTCTGCTGCGGTTTGTTGTGGTAAGATTCTTTGGTCGCCAGCGGCGTTAAGTCTACCCATTTCTGCCTCTTGTTTAGCTTGGTTCGCAGATACTATAGGATCTACTTTTTTAACCATACCACCACCTGCTGTCTTTTCTCCTCTGACACTTCTCCGATCAGACGCCTCTCGTCGTGCCTCAGCTTGTCTACGCATTACTTCGGCGCGAGCTTGACCTAGATTCGTTATCCCTTGTATCCCAACTTGAGATAGTGGGGCGTTTAAATTATCCCTATAGTATTGATCTACTCTTGTCTTTAATTGCTCTGGTGTTTCTCGTTCCCGTTTTGTTGGCTCCCCTTTAGCTACTGCATCAATAAAAGAAGAGATGCTTCTTAGCTGGTCAAGCTTATCATCTAAGTCTGCTTTGATTAGTGATTCTGCTGCCTTACCCTGCTCTATCTTAGTTTTATCCCGTAAGGCTTCCTTACGATCTTGAGTTTCTTGGAACCTAGATTGATTGTATCTTTCTAAGATTCTTTCTTTATCTGTAACAATCCCATCACTACTGGTGAAAGTTGAAAACTCTTCAGGGCTAAGTCCACCAGATTGAGCAACTTGAAATAGGGTTCCGCTTTGTGCGTCTTGCTTTCTTTCTTTCTCTAATCTCTGAGCTTGCTGTGCTTTGATGGAAGATTCTGCGGATCTATATATCAGACTAGCAGAAGGGATCTTAGAAATTATTTCTGCGTTCTGGATTCCATACCTAGCAATCTCTTGCTGTTTTTGGAATGCATCTTTATTGGGGTCCGCAACAATAAAGTCTAAATCTTTAGTTACTTTAGCCGTCTGCTCTTGGTTGTTAATCTTTTCTCTTTCTTTCTTTTGTTTTAATTGAAGATCAAACAAACCGCTTTGATAAGCTAACTCAGCGTTTCTCTGTTGCTGAAATTCTTTTCTAAGTTGAGATTGAATCTGCAACTGTTCCCCCATATCTCGATCTTCTAAAGCACTAAGGTATGCCCGCTCAGATCTTTTCAAATTATAAGTATTTCTAAGAGGGCGTATATTGTCCGCAAAGAAATCATCAGTGGCTACATCAGTTAGTTCCGCCATCTTTACGCAAAGTTAAATTTAAAGTCGCCTTGTGGCATAAAGTCTGGATCAGCTTTAAGTCTTTCTTCCATCCTCTCCATAAGCATTCTTTGCAGCCTCCTATTGTCACTTCGTGCCGCATCAACTCTATCTTGAGAATCAGCTCTTGCTAACATAAATCCTTCCGACACCGTAGAGGGTCCGCTTGCTTCGGGAGATCTAGCGTAATCTAAAGCAGCAGCATTTGCTGCTTCTATGAAACCTTTTCTCTTTAACTCTCTAGCGAGCCTCAGTTTACCTTTCCTACTATATTTTTTGCGGGTATTCCCAACCCCAAGAGTTCTATTTGGGTCGTTAGCTCTCGCAAAAAAATCTTTGTATTCTTTATCTTTCTTTGCAGCGGCTGTGTCCTGCCCTGCAATCCTGTCAAACTGCTCATCAGTTACTCCTAGCTCTGTTGCCCTTTCTCTAAGAGCACTCATTCTTTCCTCGTCCCCTACCGCTTTCCCCATGTCATCTCTAAGGAAGAGGCGTTGCTGAAGGTTCTCATTCTTTCTCTCTTGCTCTTCCCTAAAGTTTTTTTCAGCTTGTTGGACTGAACGAAGGGCTTGAATGCGTGGGTTGTTCCGCATCAATGCTGCAAGAATTTGCCCACCCGCTTTGTTCATTGCGGCTTCTTCTTTCCTCCTCTTACCAATTCTACTTAAAGCTAGTCCTAATCCTAATCTATTTGCTTCTGCTTCTCCAAATCCTCCTAAGCCCATGCCCACAGGTCTCATACCTATTGATGATTGATTTGGATTCAGATCACCCTTGTAAGGGGATGTAAAAGAAGACTTCAAGTTGGGATTAGCCCCAATAGGTGAGAAATTAGAATTTCCATAAGGTGATCCGTTCGCCATAACTTAAAATATAGTATTTAAAGTAAGAAAAGTCAATCGACTAGGGTAGCGTCAGCGTTCTGTAAAGCATTAGATAAGAACTTCATACTTCTTCTGGGTCTTCTTAAAGAGGAGTCTCCTTCTTTTGGCGGGTCAACTGCCACTAATCCTAAGCGTTGACGGGCGCAATCTAAGGCCAAAAATGCTGCATCGGCAAGGTCAGGGCTGCGGCCAAAGCGAGCCTTGAACTCTGGTTTTGACTCAATTTTCATGCGCAACGTCGATCCTTTTACGTGGTCGTAGTTTCTACCAGTTATTTCTTGGGCTAAATCAGAGGTTACTCCAAAGACTTGACGAGTTCTCATTAGCTCTTTACCCACAAACCAAAGCTCGGACACCCGATTCACATAGAGTTCAGTGCCTATCAACTTGCTGTTTGCACTTACTCTTTTGTCGCTGGCCTTGCCACCGAAGGATATGCGCATAAATCTGTTGGACCATTCACCTGCCAACACATCGCAGAATGGAGCACCAGCTCCAGTTGCATCGACGCTTACATTTTCTGGAGGTATGTTTAGCTTTTCGCAATGCTCTCTAATCTGTCGGACAATCTGATATGTCCTTGGAACAGCTTTATTTGTTGCGTCATCATTTAAATGAATGGCTTTACCAAACTCTATAACATACTGACCAGAGTGGTCATAACCACATTTAGCTGTGTAAAGTATAGTCCTGTCCCCTCCGTTAGTGAAAGCGGGGTCAATACCACAAAGATTTACGGGGGTGCTTTGCCACTGAACAGAGTGCATAGCCTTGCTAGTGGTAATCTCATTCTCTGTATAAATCCCTGTAGTCTCATCGCTATCAAAGAAAACAGCTCGAACCATTCGCATGTAACCCCTGCTCTCAATCCCTAGTAGTGCTTTGTCTTCTGCTAGTTTTTCTTCGGTAGGTAGCCAAGGGTATATTGTTTCCCCAGCTAAAATGTTTGGTGATCGCTCTCCGTCTAAGCGGATATATTTACCTTTCCATTTTGTGTCCCATTCATCAGCGGTGTTCGTATCGACACTATCCCAACCATCTATAGGAGTTGACCAGACACCGAACGCATCGAAGCGACTGTTGGGGTTGGACATACCAATCATTTGAAATGATGGGTTTTTACTCAGGTTCGTGAGACCTGCGTTAAGAATAGCTTCAGAAAGTTCCGACAACTCATCACCAATCAAGATCACCCGTTTCTGCTTGATACCTATGAACTTACCAACAGCTTCTTTAGTTTTGCTTTTTTCCGCTGATATCAACGAGAGACCTGCTCGCTCAATCAAAACATCTTTCTCATTTATGTAAGCGGCGTTGCCAATTGAATCCCTGATCTTGATCGGTGCATCATCAATCACGGATAGGAGAGACATCACACTACCCCATATACGTTTACGAGCCTCCCGAAGAGTAGTCGAAGTCATAAGAACCAGAGTGTCTTGTGGTTGGCACAGCCAGTTCACAATCCCCCACGCAGCCATAGTATGGGATTTACCAGAAGAGGCACTCCCTCCTATAGCTAAATATTTATTCTCCAGAGCAGCACGAATCATCATCTCTGCCCAAGGATGCCGCACCATTAATTTTTCTGGGAGATCTTCGTTGTTCCAGAGTTCATCACATATTCTCCAGAAGTAATATTCACGAGCATTGATGTCCTCGTGTTTTGCAAACCCATACAGCAAAGCAGTTATTAAACTAGTAGGAGGCAACTGGAAACCACCTACATCCATCCGTTTGGTTTTGGCGTCGATTCTTGGTTCTAGTAACTGCTTGCTCCTTTCCGCTATTAAAGCCATATTTTAATAACAATAAAGCATTTAACATGGGTATCAATCCGAAAGAAGAAATCCAACAGAGAGCAGTTGATATGTATCATGCTGATTGGAAAACGTCAGCCATCGCAAAAGAACTTGGTGTTCATGCGGGAACGGTGAGGCGTTGGTTTAAAAAGAGAGGCATACCCGCTAGAAAGAATGGTCCTGTTGTGTCGGAAAAAGAAGAGGAAATCGACATGACTGTAGAAAATGTCGATGGGGTAGACCTAGATAAGCTTACAGATGAAGTGGCGAAACTCGCTAGGCATGATGCAAGAATCAAAGAAGAACAGGATATTTTAAATATTGCGGAGAGTCAGGCGAGTCCTGCTGACCAATATCAAAACTACATAGCACAAGCTGCGATTAGATTGGCCCGCGACAGCATGAAAAATATTAGTGGGCCAAGAAACGTAAAGGAGCTTTCTGAGTTAGATCAACTTATAAGAAGAAACTTAGGGTTGAATTCCAAAGCTGGTGGGGGTGCCGCAAACAAGATGCAGATAGATATCTCTATCTTAAATAACAAGAAAGCGGATAGGGGCAACGGAACTATTATAGACATAGAATCTAATGATCCATAACTTCGACAACTTTTCTTGGGATTATAACCCAGAGGAAGATCCTTACATAAAAAGGTCTATATCTTTTGATGGAGACCCTAGAGAAGTAAGATATGCGGAGGTAATATTTTTCAACCAACTCGAACACGCTTTGATTGGTATTGTTGATAAACCAAATGACCCTCCTGTCGCTTGCTATAGCAGCGCAAAATCTTTGCGTATCTTACAAGATGAACATGGTCTAAGTGCGGAAGACGCTCGGCTCGCACTAGAGCAACTTATGGACACTGACTTTGGACCACAAGCCCCACAGTTTATAGACACAAGTATAGTAGAAAAATGAAGCTCTTTAAAAACAAAGAACTTGTTCACAACCCAAAAGTTATCCTCCGTAATAAGGATGACAAAGATGTGTCGTTTGTGACCAAGCAACTTGAAGGAGCTTTTTATAGAGTTATTCCTAGCAATGCTAG